GGGGCCGAATAAGTCGCGACGAGCCCCCGAGCGTAAACACTCCGCACCACGGTAACCGCCGAAGCCCCAGAATTGCCCTAGGTCGCGTTTTCAAAACCGAGGGATACCCCCGCGATGGTCAAAAAATCAGAGGCCCCTCAAATCGGCTCCTAGCGCGTCACCCAACCCGAAACACCCATCTCCGATGACAGGCCTACAATTTACGCTCGAAAACCTGCCGCCGAATCTCATGCGCTGGACCGTGTCGAGACTGCGTGCGCGGACGGTCTCTCCGGAACAGGTCGCCTCCCAGTTCTATCCCAACGAAAGTGACCCACGGCGCAGGGTCGTCATCGAAGGGCTTCGCGAACTGTCGAATATGCCAGAAGCCAAACTCCCGGAGTGTGTCCGATGACGCAGGCTGACTACGCCAGAGCCGCAGGACTGACCCGGGGGAGGGTAAGCCAGTTGGTTAAAGCCGGGATGCCGCTGACCACGAAGGAGGCCGCGGACCAGTGGCGCGGAATGTCGGTTCAGCAAAGGTCCAACCCTACGCAACCCGACGCAGGACCCTACCGTCCGCCCGAAGCGCAGGCCCCACCAGATCCGGCTGCGATCTCCGCCGACACTCCGGAAGGAGCCTACGAGCGGCAGCGCAACATCGAGCGCGCAGCCTACGACCTTGCCGAGAGATCACTCCAAGCCGGTCGACCGGATGCTGGCCGTCTCGTGTCCATTCACGCTCAAGCGGCACGCAATCTCACCCAAGCGCGGCAGGAGGTCCTCGACCTGTCAGAGAGGGAGCGCACCCTAGTCTCCGGAGATTGGGTGCGGAAGGTCATCTCAGAGCACGACGGGGCAGTGGCGTCCCTCATTAAGGCGATGCCTAGGCAACTGGCTGGCAGAATCTCTCCGCATGACCCGGAACACGCAGAGGTTGAGCTGACAAAATGGGTGGAGGACGTGTTCCTCAAGACGCTGCACTCAACCAACCCGTGGAAATCTTGAACGACCTACAGCGCGACATCCTTGAATTCAGACGTCAGCAGTACCGCCCGACGCCGCGGCAGACAGTCGTCGAGTGGTCAGAGTCAAACCTTAAGCTGACGCAGCGGCAGACGGAGCATCCCGGACCGTTCACGACTTCGATCCGCCCGTACACCCGAGAGCCGATGGAGTCTTGGAAGGATCCGTCTGTCTCCGAATGCACTCTCTGCTGGGGATCCCAGACCGCGAAGACTACTACGCTGATGGCTGGTCTGGCATGGTTGATCGACAACGAGCCTTGTCCGGCCCTGTGGCTGATGCCGACTGAGAACCTCGCGAGATCGTTCTCCAAAAGCCGGTGGCTCCCGATGCTCGAGGACTCCCCGGCGATGGTGGCGCACTTCCCCGCGGACAAGGACAAACTCACGAATCTTGAACAACACTTCGACCGCTCGACGTTGACGTTCGTTGGAAGCAACTCCCCGGCGAACCTAGCCAGCCGCCCAGTCCGGGTGCTGATCGCAGACGAGGTGGACAAGTTCGCTTCAGCCAGCGAAAAAGAGGCCGACGCTCTGGACCTAGCAGAGCAGCGCCTCAAGGCTTTCTCATCCTCAAAAGCTTTTCTGACATCAACTCCAACGGTAACGGAAGGCCGGATCTGGCAACGATTCCTTCGTGGAGACCAGCGCCGGTTCTATGTGCCGTGTCCTCACTGCAAGGTCCCGATCAAGCTCGAGTGGCGGCAGGTCAAATGGGACGAGACCGCGAAGCTCGAAGACGGCAAGTGGGACTTCACCCGCGTCCGCGCTTCGGCCCGATACGAGTGCCAACTCTGCAAGGGCAACATCAGCGACGCGCAAAAGGTGGCCGCGCTGCGAAGCGGTGTCTGGGTCGCTGAGAACAAGGGGGCGCTCCCCGGCGTGCGGTCATACCATCTGTCGAGCCTTTACAGCCCGGACCGAAAATGTACATGGGGCCACCTCGCGGTTGCATTCCTTGAGGCAAAGGACTCGCTGCTGGGACTCCAAGGTTTCATCAACGGAAACTTGGCCGAGCCATGGGAGAACCAGTCAGCGCCAAGGCAACGGGACGAGATCGTTGTGGCTGGAGCGGAAGCAACGGACGAGAAGTCGATCAAATTCATGACGGTCGATTGCCAAGCGACCAGCCCGCACTTTTGGTTTGTCGTCCGAGCATGGGCTGACGATGGATCGTCCCGGACTCTCGACTCGGGATCTCTGGACACTTGGCAAGACGTCCGGGACAAACAGCTTGAGCACGGAGTGCAGGATGTCCATGTCGTGATCGACTCCGGCTATGACGCCCCAGCGGTTTACGCGGAGTGCCTTCGATATGGGCGCTTTGCCAATCGAGCCGGACGGGTTCCGCTTTGGATCGGCTGGATGCCATCCAAAGGCATGCCGCGCCGGGGATGGCGAAACGCAAAGAGCGGTGTCGACGAACCGTTCTTCCTTCGCGGGATTGACCCTCGGGTCGGTGACAACGCAGGAAGACAGGGATCGCTTGAACTCAAGCTCCTCGAGTTCGGAACCGACGTCACCAAAGACATCCTCGAGCGCCTTCGCCGCGGCGGAACGGCAGTTCGATGGGAGGTCGTGGAAAAGGCCGCTAGTACAGACTACTGGCGTCACATGGACTGCGAACAGAAGATCGCTCGCCTGTCTAGTGCTACCGGACGCACGACTTGGACGTGGCTTCCGCGCTCCTCCAAATGGCCGAACCATCTCTTTGACTGCGAGGTCATGCAGGTCGCCGCCGCTCTCTTCCATAACCGACTTCGACTCACCGCTGATGCAGGCTGAACTACACACCGTCAAAGAACTCGCAGGGCTGCTGAAGCGGGCCACGTCCTACGTCTACGCGATGCGAGCGCAGGGCTTCGAGATGCCGGGAGGCCGAGCGACACTCCAGCAGGCTGTCGACTGGCTCCGAGAGAACCCACACCCCCGGCAGAACAAACGGGACAGAACGGACAGCGGCGAGTGATTTGACCGGTCGACAGATCGGACTCTAGGCCGCCGGATTAGAGCGTGGCCGCCTCGACGCCATTCGTCCGCAGTTATCTCCGCAACCTTTGGGCAGAAGCCCAAGCTGCGAATCTGACGCTGATCGCAAAACTGACGGCTCTCAACGCGTCGGCGGTCACATCCGTTGCGTCTGGCAAAGTCCTACAGAGCACGTCCGGGAATGGCCGGAGCGTCACCTTCCAAGTCAACGGCACGGAGGGCGTCACCCCCACCGAGCTGGTGGAGATGCTCGACCGACTCATCAATCTCTACGATGCCGCGGTGGCTGCCGGGAACGCGACGGACTCGGCTAGATACGCCTATATGCTCGCGGCGCTTCGGCCTGTCGCGGCGTATCACTCAAAGTTCCAGACTTTGCTCCGATGAACCTGTCTCAACGCATCGCCGCGGCTGTCCGGTTCGTGGTCTCACCGAAGGCCCGCTATGAGGGGGCCCGGCACTCCACCAGTCGTTCAACGCTCCACGGAAGCGTGCAGGCCGCTCGGTACGACATCGACCCATACACTCGGTATGAGCTGGTCCGTCGGTCGCGCTATTTCGAAAGAAACAACGCCTTCGTCAATCGCCTCGCGGATCTCTTCGAGCAGTACACGGTCGGGCAGGGTTTGGCGTTTTTCCCGGCCTCGCAGGATACCGCGTGGAACGCTTCGGCTCTCCAGTATTGGCGAGACTGGACCAAGTTCGCCGATCTCAGTTCGCGCCTTTCGTTCGGGACACTTCAAGGCGTCATCGCTCGTTCGCTTTTCGTTGACGGCGAGATCTTCGTCCTTCTGACCCGCGGTGAGACCGGAAACCCTCGGATCCAGCTCATCGAATCGCACCGAGTTGAGACTCCGCCAGATGCGAAGGGAAACGTCATCGATGGCGTTGAAATCGACAGCCGGGGACGGCCAGTGGCCTACCACATTGCCACCGAGGACGCCCGCAAGATCAAGACGTACAGCCGCGCCGCTGCGGAGTTCGTCGTCCACATCTTCGAGCCCGGACGCCCCGGACAGTACCGCGGACTTCCGGCGCTCTATCCGGTGATGAATGACCTGCACGATCTGGATGATCTCCAGCTCCTCGAGATGCAGGCAGCGAAAGACGCGGCGCAGGTACAACGCGTAATCAAGACATCGACCGGGGAGGTCTCCGACGATGATCTGATCCGAGGAACGGTGACCGGATCGGACAACGTCGAGCGCTCGAGCTACTACAAGGACGTCTTCCAAGGCAGCGCCGTCGTGCTGAAACATGGTGACGAGTTTCAGCAGTTCTCGGTTGAGCGTCCGAGCGCGGCGACCAGCGGATACTGGGATTACCTCACCGCCAAGGTCTGCGCCGGAGTCGGGATCCCGAAGGAAATCGTCCTCCCATCCTCGATGCAGGGGACGTCGATGCGATCCGTTTTGGACATCGCGAACTCGTTCTTCCGGTCGCGTTCCTCGGTCATCGCCGACCATCTCAAACGCGTTTACGAGTACGTCATGGAGGTTGGCATCCAGACGGAGCCATTCCTCCAGCCCGCGCCGTCGGATTGGTATCGGTCGAACTACCGATCGCCTCGAGCGATCAACGTCGACGTGGGGCGCAACTCAGCGGCTGCGGTTGCTGAGTTCAAGACCGGCATGCGGACTCTCCAGTCGATCTACGCTGAGACCGGCGAAGATTGGCGCGAGCAACTGCGGCAAAAGGCGGCAGAGATTGCCTATGCCCGAGATCTTGCCACGGAGTTCAATGTCGACCGCGCCGAGATCATGACTCTCGATCCGAACGAGTTGTCATCGAACAACGCAGCCAATACCACCGAATGAGCACTTGGTTCGACATCAAAGCGAAGGCTGAAGCCGAGGCTGACGTCTTCCTATATGACGAGATCGGCGGTTTTGGCGTAAACGCGCGAGACTTCATCTCTGAGATCCGCGCCAGTGGTGCGAAGAAGATCAACCTGCGGATCAACTCCCCGGGAGGATCCGTGTTCGACGGGCTGGCGATCTACAACTTTCTCAAGGAGCAGGACGTCACTGTGCAGGTCGATGGTCTCGCTGCTTCCATCGCCTCGATCATCGCAATGGCTGGGAAGGAAGTCCGGATCGCAAGCAACGGGTTCCTCATGATTCACAACCCTTGGGGTGGAGCGATGGGCGACTCCGAGGAGATGCGGCAGACTGCTGATCTCCTCGACAAGATACGGGACAGCCTCGTTGGCACATACGCAAAGAAAACCGGCAAGGACGAGGAAACAATCAAGCGTTGGATGGACGATGAAACTTGGTTCTCTGCCGAAGAGGCCAAGGAAAACGGTTTCGTCGACACGATCACCGATGAGGTCTCGTTCTCAGCTTCAGTTCGCTCATTCAAGAAAGCCCCGCAAATATTGAATAAGCCAGTCAGCTCGAAAGAGCCAGAAAAGATCAACGACAACAAAAACACAGACATGGAAAAACTTATCAACGCATTGGCTGAAGTCGGGCTAGTCCCGTCTGCTCAGATCGACGAGGACGCCGCAGTTGCTGCGTTCAACACCGCTTTTGCTTCGATTGGCGAGGCCCACAAGACTGCCATCGAGGCTCTGACCTGCGAGCGTGACGCTCTGAAGGCAAAACTCGATGAGATTGCGAAGTCAGAGATCGCAAACAAAGTCGAAACCGCCATCAAGGAAGGCCGAATCAAGTCCGAAATCAAGGATCAATGGATTGCTCAGATCGCTGCCAACTCTTCCGCTTTGGAACTGCTCAACTCGATTCCTGCTCCGGCTATCGGTGCTGATCCTGTTGGTGCCCCTTCGGAAAAACCTTCGGTCGATCTCCGCGCTGAGTTCGACGCGATCACTGACCCCAAAAAGCGCTCCGCTTTCTGGTCCGCTAACAAGGCCCAGTTGCTGAAAAAGTAACCTCAACAAACAAAACAAATGCCCAATACCCTCGACTCCGGCCTAAATGGGACGCTGATCTCCCAAGCGGGCCTCGATGCCTTCGTCGGTGCTTTCGCTCCGATGCAGGCCTTCACCACTGACTTCGACCCGGCTCCGGCCTCGAAGTCTGACACGATCCAAGTGCCCTACGTCCCGGTTTCTTCTGCTGCCGCTGACTTCTCCGGCACCTATACCCGGCAGGACTCGACCCTCAACAAGCGCACGATCACGCTGAACAAGCACAAGTTCGTGTCGTGGTATCTCAGCGATGTCGCCATCGCCAAGAGCCCCGCGGTTGCTCTCGAGCGCTTCGGCATGCAGAAAGGCTACCAGCTCGCGAAGGCTGTCTTCCAAGACATCCTCTCCGCTGTGACCAACGCCAACTTCGGCGCTGCTGCTCACACTGGAGTGGCCGCGAACTTCGACTTCGCTGACGTGATCGACATCAAGCAGGCCTGCGACGCCGCTGACATGCCCGAGGCTCCTCGGTCGCTGGTGCTCGGTTCGAGCTACTACAACGCTCTGCTCAAGGATTCCGTCATCAAGGACGCGTCCGCTCTCGGTGCGACCGCAAACCAGACCGGCAGTCTCCCGAACCTGTCCGGCTTCATCACCTACCGCTCGAGCCTCGTTCCGGCCAACGCCGAGAACCTCGTCGGCTTCGCTGCCTACCCGAGCGCGATCGTGACCGCCATGCGGTATCTCCAGCCTTCTGGCCGCAGCCAAGACGGCGTGTATCGCCCCGTGGCTGATGAGAACACCGGCATCACCCTCGGCTACCGCGAGTTTTACGACAACGACAAGGGTGAAGTTGTCGCGGTGCTGGAGGCGTTCTATGGCTACGCCCTTGGCGAAGCCTCAGCGCTCAAGCGTGTCATCAGCGCCTAATCGCCATGCGCTCCGCAATTCTGATCGCTGACGGCAAAGTGGTTCTCGGACCCTCTCCGGCCTCTGAGGTCGAAGCGGAGTTCAAGGCTTCGGTGCAGCTCAGTGGCAACGGCGCCAGCGTCATCGAGCTGTGGTCTGAGGACCGCGGTTGCGAGCGCAAGCAGAAGTTTGCCGCTGCTCCCAAGATGGCCGACAAGCCGTCGAAGAAGAAGGGCTGACATGAACATCGCAGACACGGCACTTGCGCAGGGATTCGACGGTTTGCTGGCAATCGCCGGTGACACCGTCACGTTCCGCGGAGTGTCCGTGTCTGCGGTTATCGACTGGACGCCATTCGAGGAGAAGCCTCCCGGGGCCAACCTCCCGGACTTCGACGAGCAGTCCACCAGTCGAATCGAGATCAAGACCAGTGCCGTGGCGTCGACTCCGATAGTCGGTGAGATCATCACGACCACTGGCCCGGTTTATCACCGCATCGCCAAGGTGAAGTTCAACGGGTCCGCGTGGATCCTTGAATGCGAGGTGAACCTGTGACCGTGACCTTCCAGACGAACCTCGACCGGTTCAATGACGCGCTCGCCGATTACGTTTCGGTGACCCGGCTGTCAACGCAGGAGGCGGTTGCAAAAAAGTCGGCAGACTTTGCGTTCCGTTTGAGCACGAAGATGAAGTCCTTTTCCCCCGGGAAAGGCGTCATTCGTGCCGAACGGTTGGCCGCATTAAAGTCTGGAGAAGGCGTCAAGATTCGCCCGTCAGCTTGGGAGCGAGCCTACAAGACGCAGGGCGTTTCGCAGGATATCAAGACGCGCAAGTTCGCTTTCAATCGTCGCGGCAAAACCTACGGATCAAAACGGATCAAAGGTGGCAAGCGACTGAACTTGCAAGCGATAGCAGTCCAAAAGGAACTCAACATTCGCGAGAGTGGTCGCGGGTTCCTTGGCTACTCCACAAGGCTCAAGAGCGTCATCCAAAAGTTTGCGATCAAGGACGACATTGACGTATATCGGACGCTGCTCGATCGCTACAACCGATTCCTGTCGTCTGTCGGTTTCAAGACCGATGCCGACAAGGCCGAAATGACTTTCAAGTGGGGCGGCAACAAATCTTCCGGAGAGATCGCTGTCGCACTGCAAAAGCCAAAGCAGCAGACCGCAATCGCTCAAGCCTTGGACGAGAGTCGGGCTGATATGCTCGAGTACATTCTCAAGCGCCAGAACCGCGCCAAGGCATCGCTGCGCTCAATCTGACATGCTCGCCATCGGATCCATCCAGTCGACGGTCAAAGCGCAGATCGACGCGAACGCGTTTTTCTCTTCGGCCCCGACGGTCGCGTGCATCATCGACGACGGCACGCAGGACGGAGCGATCGAAACGCAGCTTCGTTCAAAAGGGTTCGTGATCGTGCTGCCAAATATCTTGAAGGCCGGACGACGAGACCTTGGCGGTGGGAGACTCGCTCTCGACGCCGAGTTCGTGGTGCGGGTGCTCGCCAACCCTCACGTCAATACCGCGGTCGGCGGCGCAAATCGGAACGTGTATTCCGCGATCGGCGCGGTCGTTTCGTCAGTTCTTTCTTGGAACCCGGTGAATGCTGGGGACCGGAAGTTTGAAGCGGCGGCAGAGTGGCTGCAGCTCACAACGCAGGATCCCGGCCTCATGGCTTACGACCTGTTTTTCACGAAACTCTCAACCCTCAAATAGCAGAAAACACAAATGAACACCGGAGCAGTCATCCTCGGCACCCACGGCTTTTTCTTTCGCGAAGGCCTCTCTTACACCGTGCCGTCGGCTGGTACTTCCAGTCGCACAACCAAACCCGGAGCCGCGGACACCGGCTGGGTTGATCTCGGAATCCTCTCCGAAGTCACTATCCAGCACGAGCGTGAGGAGCGGGACATTTTCGCGCCGACCCCGGGGGTTCTTCGCCTTTACGACGTGCTGGAAACCAAACGCCAGCTCAACATCAATCTCACAGCGCAGGAGATGAGCCCAAAGGCTTTTGAGCTCATTTTCGGAACCGACTTTCTGACCTCTGCTTCGACGAACTACAACCCGCTTGAGGGGTCCACCAAACGCGGTTGGCTCAAGATCCAGCAGTACGGCCAAAGCGACGCCTTGTTCAACACGATGGATGTCTGGGTGCAGATGAAGGTCTCCGGCGAAGTCAGCTTCGGCGAAAACATCGTCTCTGTGACATTCGAGGCTCGAGTCCTGCACTCGACGCAGAACACCGGCACCCTCGCCTAACAAATCAAGCCATGCCAGCCGACCCGATTACGCCCGGCTTGGCCGCGGCGTGGACTACGAGCGCTTCGGACACAATCCGTCCGAATGCATTTGTCGATTGCGTTGTTCGGGTGCAAACGAACCTCGCATCATTCACCCCAGTTGCAGCGGTTCTCGATGGTGTCGACATCGCTGGCCCAGAAGCTCTCAAAAGCCAAAGGCTCGTTTTGTTGACTGCACAGTCAACGACGCACCAGAACGGAATCTACGAGGCCGCTGCAACTGGAGCCGCAGTCCCATTTTCAGAAACCTATTCGGCGGGAGGATTGGCGACTAAGACTGGGCTCACCGCTGGGCGCTTGTATCACTGGAACAAGTCCAATGGGGTAACTTGTTCAAACGGACTGATGACACTCGGTTCTTCCGGTTTCATCGCCGCGAATTCATCCGGAACATTGAGCTTCACGGGGCCAGCCAACACCGCAACGACTGACACCATAAAAGAGGCCGCAATTGCAAGGAATGCACTCTTCAACGAGTCGGTCGAGCTTCCTGCCGGACTGACGGCGCGAGTTCTAGGCGGATCGTCTTCCGGGTCATTCTGGGTTCTTCAAGCTAGCGTTCCAACAGTTGGAGTTTCAGCAGTCACGTTTGCGCTGGCAACTAGCGGAAACAAGACGGTTGCAAACGACATCGTCAACAATACTGGAGACGCTGCTGGATCTAAGACTCCTTCTCTTCAAGAAGCGTTTACGGCATCCGGAGCGTCTGACAAAACGGTCGCTAACAACGTCGCGAACAATACCGCGGACGCAGCAGGATCGAAGACCACGGCTCTTGAAGCCGCTTGGACTGTCTCTGGGTCGAGCAGCAAAACACCAGCAAACGACATCTCCAACAACACCGCGAACGCCGCGTCTCAAGTCGGGATTTCACTCGATGACAGTTGGACGGCTAACGGGGCGGATTCGAAGACTGCGACTCAAAACAACAACTGGGACAACAACGGTGCGACAAATATCGTCCTGCAAGGAGAGGTCGCTCCTGTCGCCGGTAACACTACACCGGCAAGCCCAACGGCTGTGCCGCACAACACAACACTCGTCGCTGGTACAAACTACCTAGTCGAGGTCGGAGGTCGCGCCTCAATCGTCACCGTTACGCTGCCAGATCCTCCGAGCCTCACGCAGCGAATCGAGATTGCGGATGTCTCCGGCCAAGGATCAGCTTTCCCGATCACGGTAAACTCCGGAACAAAAGTCATCTCGGACACGAACTCGTCAACGTACAGCATCAACCGCAGCTATGCCGTGCTGGTGTTGTCTTACACCGGAACCGCTTGGAAGATCCTCTGATCCATGATCTCAAAAATTGAAGTGCAAACAACGGCGACGCTCGTCTCCGGAGCGAAGGAGCGGAACTGGCTTATGCTCCAGAACCAAAGCGACACTCCGATCTTCCTGTCGTTCGAGGGGACTTCAACCGTCACGATCGACTCTGGGGGATCGCCGGGGATCCGCCTCGCTCCTTGGGAGACAATCACGTCCGACGACGCTGCCGGACGCTTCACCGGAAACAACTTGCCAATCTACGCCATCCACGGAGGCGCTGGGGTCAAAGTCCTCGCGCTCCACGAAGCCTAAGCCCGCAAAACCATGTCTTGGAATATTGAGAAACCCGGTGACCGAATCAACGGACCGCTGACGATCACTGGAAACACGACGCTCACCGGAACCGCGACAATCAGCGGCGACCTCACGGTCGACACCAACACGCTCAAGGTTGACGCGACCAACAACTGCGTTGGCGTTTTGATGGCTATTCCGTTGTATCCACTCCACGTCGCGGGAAGAATCTCATACAGCTCCGCGATCGGTGAAGGAGCAGACGCAACTCTTTCATCTTCTGGAACTGTATTGCTTCATGGAAACTCGGCAACATGGACCGAGCAAAGGCACTACATCGCAGGGGTTGAGCGGTATCGGCTCTCTTCCTCCGGAGCGACTTGGTATTCGGCTGCAAGCGGAACTCAAATGACCCTCGACGCCTCGGGGAATCTGGGCGTGGGAGTCAGCGCTGCCGGCGAACGGTGGATCAAGGTTGCTGGATCTGCTGGTACATTCCCGAGGTTCATCTCCGAGGTTGGCGCTAAGAGCTGGGAGACTGGTTACCGCAGCGGCACGACCTCGTTCGAGATTCGGGAGGACAGCACCACGAGACTGGCGGTTGCGAACGGTGGACAGGTCCAAGTCGGGATCAACGGAACTGCCAGCGTCCCAGCCATCGCGCTTGCTGCAAACCTCGACACCGGCCTCTACTGGCCGACCAACTCCGACACCCTCGCGCTGGCGGTGGGCGGGAGCGATGCGGTGTATATTGACTCGAATCGAAGGGTTGGAATTGGCATCTCCTCTTCGATTGCAGCAACACTCCACGTCGAAGGCGCTGCGGCGCAGGCTCGATTCTCGACAGCGGCGGCATCCGATGCGCGGCACGAATACTATCGGAACGGGGTACGCGAGGCTTACATCAGCTGGGATCTCGACACGTTTCAGATTTACGGAACCAAGTCCGGTGGATCGCTACTGCTTGGTACCAATTCGACCGAACGCCTCCGCATCAAATCCACCGGCCAGATCCGCTTCGTCCCCCTCGCATCCGATCCCGGATCCGCCCAGTCCGGGGACGTCTACTACAACTCAACAACCAACAAACTTCGCTGCCACAACGGCACCACTTGGAACGACCTTTTCTAAAAACCATGAACTGGATAATCGAACAAATCTGGGTCAAGCCGGTCGAAGGCGACCTCACCAACGTAGTCGTCACTGCCGCTTGGCGGTGCAACGGAGAGCAGACCTCCGACGGCAAAACCTACAGCGGGACGTGCTACGGCACCGCGTCGTTCGCGCCTGCGGATCCTGCGGCGTTCGTGCCGTTCGTTGACCTCACCGAGGCTGAAGTGCTCGCTTGGGTATGGGGCGCTGGCATCGACAAGGACGCGACCGAGGCTTCCGTCCAGCAGCAGATTGACAACCAGATCACGCCTCCCATCGTTGTCCCGCCGCTCCCGTGGGCGGTCTAACAACGAAACCAAATGGAACCCAAGATCACCCTCGAACTCACCTCTGCCGAAGCTCAAGCGCTCGTCAACTGTCTCGACATTGCAACCAAGGCTGGCGGACTTCAGAACGCCCGCGTCGCGTTGCCAATCGCCGAGAAGATCATGATCGCGGCTGAGGCTCTGAAGCCCCAGACCAATGCAGTCGAATGATGTCACAAACCACGTTCACGACGTGCGAGATGGAGCGATTGGGATGGCCTCTGGGCTGTCCTCTGCGCTGATCCACTGGCTGCGACCACTTGGGGAGGTTGCCTCCCACATTGGTTCCATCGCGACGTGCATCATCGCCTGCATTATGCTCTATAGGATCGTCCGAGGTCCCAAGAAGGACAAGAAGGACGAGAAGAAAGACGAACCCAAGGAAACGAATGACTAACTGGAAGACCACTGTTGCCGGAATCGGAGCGATCCTCGTGGCTGTCGGCGGCGCTCTCGTGGCGCTGTTCGATGGCAACCCCATGACCAACGTAGATCTCACGGCGACCATCGCCGCGGTCTCCGCTGGCATCGGTCTGATCGTGGCTTCGGATTCCTCGAAGCCCAAGGCCGAGTGATTCTCGACTGGATCACCGAACTGTATCGCGAGAGGGGAGCCACCGACGGCTCCTCTCTCTTTGCAGTTGTGGCAGTCGAGACGGATGCCTCCGGCCATTGGCTGATCTACCGAGACGCTCACGACTATGCAGCCAAGACGCACCGGATGCGCGGAACCGAGTTCTTTGACCGCTTCGAGGCTGTCGCCGCCCGCGGATGAACTGGATCGAACAGATCATCACTGCGCTGCTCAAATGGCTGCACGGACTCGCACGAGAGGACAAGACCGTTGAAGAATCCAAGCCTCAACAAAACCTTCGCGACGATCTTCGCCGCAGGATTGACGATCACGAGCAACGGCTGCGCCAGCCGAGTGATTCTGATCCAAAGCGGTGATCCGGTTCGACTAGCCGAACCAGTCAAAGCCCGCGTCTGGGTCCCGGACTCAAGCGGGAAGATGGTTCGAAGCCAGAACCGCGTGACGATACCAGCGGGCTGGTACGCTTTGCCGAGAAACTGAAACCCAAATGGACACGAAAACAGAAACCCTCCTCGGTGGCCGGATGATGGTCGCCGCTTACGTCGATGGAACAACCGAGACCGTGAAGGTCCGGCAGCTCCCGATTCGACTCCTCCCCCAGTACCTCGCCGCCATCGACGACGAGCCAAAACTCGTGGAACTGCTATGCGACAAGCCTGCGGGCTGGTCTGATAACCTCCGTCTTGAGTCGCACGAAGCGATCCTTGCGGCTGGTGAGGAGCTTAACTCCGAGTCTTTTTTCGCGTGGCTCCGCCGCAGGGTTTCGCGGCAGGAGCGGCTGGTGCCGGGGTCAAGCGGCGAGTTGGGAAGACAGCTTCTGTCAACCTCGCCGAACACGTAGCGGAGTGCGCGGTCCGCCTAGGGTTCACGGTTTCCCAAGCCGTCGACCATTCTCCGGCCCAGCTTCGACTTTTGATGGAGGCAGCCTCTCGGATTGACGCATCCGATGGGCTCCTCAGTCTGCACGTAACCTACGCCGCGACCGTTGCGACGCAGGTGAAGGAGGGTCGCCCCATCATGGAGCGACTCCAGAAGCAATTATTGAAGAAAGCGAAGGGCCATGGCTGACACAAATCTGCGCATCAAAATAGGGCTGACTGGATCGGCGGAAGTCGCCTCTGGTCTCAAAGCCATCGGCGGAGCTGCCAGCAGCCTCAAGACGAGCCTTCTGGCTATCGGCACTGCACTGGCTGGGGCTGCTGGTCTCGGAGCCCTTGGAGCGGCTGCTGTTGCGACGGCGAGGCTAGGCGGCCAACTGTCTGATTTGTCTGCCCGCACTGGGATCTCCGCCCGGTCACTGATCGTTCTGCGGCAAGCGTTTCAAGATGCCGGGGTTGGAGCCGAGGCCGTCGGTGGAACAATCAACCGCCTGCAACGCACGATCGTCGAGGCCGCATCCGGTGGTGGGGCTGCTGCCGATGCATTGGCTGGCCTCGGGATCTCCGCTCAGAGCATCGCCACGCTCGCGCCGGAGGACCAGTTTTCGCAGGTCGCCGCGGCAATCTCATCAATCGCAGACCCGGCCCAGCGTTCCGCGGCTGCGATGGCGATCTTCGGGAAGTCCGGTGCCGAATTGCTGCCGTTGTTTGGTGATGGAGGAGCTATTGGAAACGCTCAAAAGGCACTCGGGCAGCTTCCGGACGTTCTCGGGAGAAACATTGGAGTCCTCGACAGCATCTCCGACAGGATCGACAGGTTTGGACTCAAGGCGACCCAGTTGTTTGCCGGTATCTTCGACGAACTTGGGCCAAAGGTGGACTCGTTTCTCGAAAGGCTTGAAAGCATAGATCTGACTCGCGTTGGGCAAAACGTTGGAGCCTATGTGAATCTCTTTATCAAAGCGTTTGAGGAGGGCAATCTAGGAGACTTCATCGGTCTGACCATCCAAGCCGGAACAGAGATGGGGGAGAAGGCTTTCAAGGATCTTTCAAAAAAGGCCGTTGATTTCTTCACCGATCAGACAGTCGCAAACGCGATCGGGAATTTCTCTGTCTCCCTTGTTGCCGGAGTCGGCAAAGCACTCATTGACATCGACTCGTTTTTCAGAGGGTTCTGGAGAGGTGCTGCGGACTTCGTTTTCACTTCTCTTGCTTCTGCATTCACAAAAGCCGTCAACGTCTTCGCCACTGCGTTTGAGACGGTTCTGAACGCCACATTGAACGCGTTCAAAAACTCGCAATTCGGAGGCAAGTTTCTTCCGGATTTCGACGTTAAGCTCCCAAAGGCTCAAGAGGTCAAAGCCAGCTTTGACGAATCGCTCGGATATGGCATCAAGAGCGCACAACAAGACGCCGGACTTCTGAAGCTGTCGGTCGACGCTATCGTCGCAAAATATCGAGAATTCTTCGGAATCTCAGTTGAAAAGACTGCCGAAGACGGAAAGCAACTGACGGCACTTGAGCAACTTGCGCTTCTCATCAAGAAGCAGCGCGAGGAAACCGAAAGGCTGAACAAGTCGAAAGATGATGGGTCGAAACGGAACCGCAACGGAGAACCTCCGATGGACATGGCGGTCACTCTCAAAGAGCGAGAGATCGACCTTACTCGAAAGCTCGACGCCATCAACGAACGCAAGGCCCGGGTTGAGAACTCGTGGCTGACGACGAGCGCCGAGAAGTTCGCAGCTCGCAAAAAACTTCTTGAGCAGGAGGCAGAGATCATCGAGTCCGAGATCGCGTCTCTCGACGAACTCAGCAAAAAGGCGCTCCCGTCCGAGCAGCTCGCAATCGAACAACGGATGGCGAAGCTCCAAAGTCGATCCGGTGGAATCCAGACCGAGAGGATGGGAATGGGCCCAGACCCAGAGTCGTTCTCGGAGAACTTCTCGGCTACACTAATCAATCTCCAGAACCAGTTCGGCACCGTTGCCCAGCAAATGGCGCAGACGTTTGCGGACGTGTTCAACGCTGCGACAGCGTCAATCTCTGGAAGCATTCAAGGGCTGATCTACGGCACGATGACTTGGGGCGCTGCGCTCGCGAACATCGGGACTGGCATCATCAAAAGTCTGATCCAGTCGTTTGCAGACATGGTGGCCTCGTGGATCATGTCGCACGTCATCATGAAAGGCGTGCTGACTGCGTGGGGAGCGTTCAAGGCGCTGTTCGTCGCAAAGGACGTTGCAATGGCAAACGCTGGCGAAGCCGCAAAGACGCCAGCTCTCACCACAAACGCGACCCTAGCATCCATCAGCTCGTGGGGCATCGCGGTGGGTGTCGGCCTTGCAGCAATCGCAGCAGTCCTCGCTGCCACTGGAGCGTTTAAGGAGGGTGGCTACACCGGCGACGGGGATCCCAATGCAGTCGCTGGCATCGTCCACCGCGGCGAGTACGTTGTCCCGGCGGACGCTGTGGACCGCATTGGTGTCGGAACGCTCGAGGCGATGACATCCGGCGGGCCTGCGACATCTCCGATGTTCACTAGTGGTGCGGCTCCGGCACCGATCACTCTCAACATGGGCGTCTTCGATGATCCTCGTCGGCTCTCCGACTGGGCTCGATCGAACGAAGGCCGAACGGTTCTGATCGACATTCTGAAGCAGCACGCTCACGAGTTCACCGCCTCATGATAGCCACGACAATCAATTCGCTCGCAGCCTACCTCGTCAGCGACGTCCCGGACTGGGAGTCGAGCGTCAGAGCAACGTTTGAGTCTGTCAGCCAGTTCGAGGAGTCTCTGTCCGGTCACGAGGCACGTCGACCGCACGCGCACACAATCCGGATGCGGATCCAGCAGTCCTACACGCTGGAGGGTCCGACGGCGTTCACGTTTGCAGCGCTGCTCAGAGACTACAAGACGCAGCCGATTCTGGTTCCGCTGTACCAGTCGAGCGTCGTCTGGTCCGACAGAGCCAATGCTCCGATCACCGGGAAGCTGAAGCTCGCGCATAAATCGGATTGGTCGCAGTGGGAACTCTACACAACGGTCGAGCCTGCGTGGGTGCTCTCGACCGACTATGTCTGCCCCGTCGTTTGGGGACGCCTTGAGTCAACCGAGGTCCGGTGGCTCAACGATTCGGTGGCCAAGTTCGAGATGGATCTCATCGAGAACGGTCCAGAGGAATACGCGATCAGCGCGAAGGAATATGCCTTCGACGACGGACCGAGTACCGCCGGATGGGATATCGCGAATCGCTGGGTCGGACCTGCTCTCACGGAAGCGGACAAGCCGTATCGTCCGGAATACTACAACGAAGTCAACGGCGTGATGCAGTACACGCCAAACACGTTTACCCCGCTTGCAAATACAGGGGTTTCCGCAGCTTGGAGGATCAATCACGCTCTGATCTTTGCCGGGAAGGTGCTCCTCGGGGAGGGCGTCTACACTCTTGGGACTGCTGGAGACACAGTTTTCAAACAAGCTCCGTACAACTTCATTTTGTTTGGAAACACCGATCCAATCTATGGGTCGCTAGGATACCCAAAAGACAACGTCCAAATCATTGGTCGCGGCATCGGGAAAACGACTCTCCGAATTTGCGACGACAGCCCACAGTTGAGGGCCTACAACCCGGCAACAGATGACTACTATGGCATGCCGGGAATGATCATGCGGATGATCTACTCAACAAATCCCGGCAGTGGACCGAATGGATACTTCGGGGCCCAGCCCTGCAACAACGCTCTGATCAAGGGCATCTCATTCGACGCCAACCATAACGAGGCAAACAACAACGCCCGGAGCAAAAACTGCATCTCGGTCTTTGGGTCTGGAACCGTTGTTGAAGACTGCGAGTTCTACAACGTCGGCGTCGGATCGACTGACTTCCTAGACGGCAACAACAATCCGATTGGCACTCCGGAATCTTTTACGGTCTTCGCGAAGCTCTCATCGGCAAGCGCAGACGGATCCCAAGGTGCTATTGTCAGAAGGTGCATCTTCCGCGACGTCGGCAAATGCACAGCTCAAGGCGTCAACACTGTCGTTGCTGAGAACACTTGCGTCTCGATCGGCGGTTATGTCGATGCGTCTTACAATTACATCTACGCCACTGGAGTAGTCGTCGAGGACTGCAAAATCTCTGGGAGCTACAAGCCGGACTTTGTGCCGGGAAATCCGGGGCAAACAACAGCAACAACCCAACGCGCTCCGCTTCACGGTCTGTCAGTCTCGATTACCAAGAGTGCCGTCATCACGCGCAACTTCTTTGATGGCTACCAAGGGGTCTGCTACTACGCGGACACATGGCCGCAAATCGGAACCAAAATCTACAACAACAAGGCAACCAACGTCTGGTTCTTTGTTCAGCTCGACGTCTACAACTGGAACCGTCTTTTCAGTTCGCCGCTGGCTCGGATTGCTCGGTTTGAAAACATTTCGATCACGCGCAATACAGCAACAATCGTTCAAGGGATCGAGACCTACTACAACTACACCGTCGGAGCGAACTACGGTCGAGTCATCGGGATGCTTTACGATTATGATCTGGCGTTGGCTCCCCACTTTCCGAATTACCCCGGCCATCTCAACATTCAAGTCTCCGGGAACAACTTCACCCCTCCTGCCATTGTTCCGGAAATCGCAATTCTCCGCGGAGGATACTGGCCTGCAACAGACAAGTTTGAGACCCCTCCGATTTACAGCTACACAAACCCGACGATCTACGTCGCCGAATCCGGTGGCGTGACCGGAGACTTTATCACGCCAAAGATCTTCACGCTCCCGGTGGATTGGCGCGAGTTCGGGCAGTCGTTCGAGAACAAGGCGATCCGTGACCAGATCGGTTTTGGCCGGGAGAAGTTCGAGAAAGTCTACACTCTGACGAACGCATCGGAGTCTGAACTCCGAGCGATTTCGCAGAATCAAAACGAAATTGGGAAGATGCTTCGGTTCTTCCAGCTTCACGGGACCGGTGGATCGTTTTGGGTTCCGGTGTGGCGGTCTGCGACAAATCTTTCAGCAAACATCGCGGCGGCATCGGTCACGTTCACTGTTCAATTTGCAACTGGATTCAAGGTCGGCGACTGGCTGGCGTTCATGGAGCCCGCAGGAATCGTTGCTCGTTCTCGAGTCGTTTCGATTGTCGGGACCACAATCACAGTCTCATCCGCCCCCGGTGCGCTGTCAAAGGACGCCACTGTGGTCGCCCCGCTTGTCCTCGCCCGCGTGCAGCGCCCGAGGCTTCAACTCGACTGGAGCAACGACAGCGTCGCGGAGGCTCGATTCCTCGTGTCCGAGGTCCCGCAGGAATACTTAGAGGGAACAGACCAGATCACGAACAAGAACCTCGGCCTTCTACTGACCCGCGGCTACATTTACGAACTCAGCCAGACCATCGGTGGAACAACGACAACGACACGGCTGACTTCGTTCGAGCGCAATCTGACGGTGCTCGGCCAGACATACACGGCGCGAAAGATTGACCACGGTGCGATCAAGCAAAGCCTCTTCCTAGACCGGGACGAGATCGACGTCCGGTCAGACGTTGTCGCCGCTGATCCGTTCGTGAAGATCGCGACGAACCAGTCCGAGGCTCCTCTGCGCCTCACCATCAAGTCCGTCGACGTGGTTGGGTCTGTTGGTACAGACTCGCAGGTTCTCTTCACTGGAGACGTCGTCAGCGTCTCCGTGAAGGGTTCTCGTTTGACCGCCAAAGCGGTCTCGGCTGGAACTGTGTTCGACAGACAGTATCCGCGTTTCCGCATGCAGGTCGGATGCAACCATTCGTTATTCTCTGTCGGCTGCGGATTGCTGACGAGCAACTGGAAGTTCACCGGCACGATCACGAACCCCGGGACAGCCGGTTTCCCGTTTGAGTTTATGCTCGGATCAATCGCCCGGGTTGTCGGTGTTCTACCGACGATCTCCGCGGGTTGGTTCTCTGGTGGATGGATTGAGATTGGATCCGGAGCCTCGATGGTTCGGCGTGCGATAATCAACAACGAGCCGCTGTCTGGTGGACTTCTCAAAGTAATCCTGTCCCGCGACCCGACGCCATTCCCTACGGCTGGGACAACTGTTGCGCTTTACCCCGGGTGCGACGGTGCGTTCGCGACGTGCAGCAGCAAGTTCTCGAACCAGTTGAACTTCGGTGGGCACCCATTCCTGCCATCAAGCAACCCGTCGATGTTCCGAGTCTCGAAAAACATCGGAGGAGGCAAAAAGTGACGTGGTGGACTCCAGAGCGTTTGCGTGTTCTTGAGGCCGAGGCCGTGTCGTGGATCGGAACTCCTTTCGCTGCGAACAGTTGCAGCAAAGGTGACGGTGTCTCGTGCGCGAAGCTCTGCGGGGCGCTCTACACCGCGGCAGGCTTTGAGGGGATCGTCGTACCGGACGGACAGACCGCGCACGCACGCTACAACCACGCTTCGATCATCACACCGTTCTTCGATGGCAACCCATATTTCGCAGCCGTAGACCCAGCCTCGCGTATGGCTGGAGACGTGTTGGGATTCACGATTGGCAAATGTGTCCACCACATGGGGATCCTGCTCGGTGGAGATCGCTTCGTTCATTCGTGCGATCACGTCGGAGTTGTGATCTCAGACACAAGGGACGCGACATGGCTGAGTCGGCTGTCTAACGTCTGGAGACCTAAAGCATGAAGGGCGCGAGCAACATCAAACCGGATCCCGAGTTGGAGATCGCAAACAACAACCCGGACGATTACTCGACCAACCAAGAGGCCACTGTCATGCCGTGGTTTACGGGCGAACAGAAAATCGCGGTCCGGTGGATCTCTCCAGTCTACGAGCAACAAACGAAGGCGGTCGTAAACCGCCCCGGCAAAAAGTAAGGACACACCATGGGAGGCGGAGGAAAAGGCGGCGGAGGTGGGGCATCTACCTACGATTACTACGGCTCGATAGCCGGTGCGATCTGCATCGGTCAGATCGACTCAATCCTCGCGATCCTCATTGATTCAAAAATCGTTTGGCCGAAGGAGCCGGAATGGAAATCCGGTGAGTCCATCTCAATCTACGCGTTGAGAACGTACAACGGAGCAGTCTACAAAGCACTCCAAAGCCACACGGCATCCGGAGCAAACCAACCTCCAAACACCAGCTTCTGGACGCGCTACCAGTTGGTCCGGCCTGCGGCTCCCACTTGGACTGCTGGGACGACTTTCCAGCAGTACAGCTACTGCACATTCAACGGCACGGTTTACATTGCAGTCCAAACTCACACCGCATCGGTCGGAAACCAGCCTCCCAACGCGACCTATTGGACAGCTTCTCAAATTGGCCCGCAGTCGATCACGGTTCCGGATTATGGCACCGCGTATCTTTACTGGGGCACAGACACTCAAACTCTCGACACCGTGTCCGAAAAAGTCCTAAGCGACAACGGGCACCCGCCGTACAGAAGGCAAGCGATTCTCGTATTGCGGAACTTCTACTTTGGCCGTGAGCGCAATGCCGCTCCGAACGTTGAGGTGATCGTCCGGAGGGCTCCGCAACAGTCTGCGATCCCGTTGTCATCGAGTGCAGCCTACCTCGGAGATGGACAAGCCAACCCGGTTGGTGCACTCGTCGATCTCTATACAAACCCCGTCTACGGGGCCGGACTCACGCTAGACGCCGTTGGGGGACCAGACTCCACAACAGCCGCGGCAACGGCTAACGCTCTGATCTCGGACGCAAACCAGACTTGGATCTCTCCGATCCTCCAGCAGGCCAAGACGCTGCGCCAGTTCACCTCGGATGTGCTCGCGTATTTCGACGGCTGGATGCGGTTCTCGAAGTCCGGAGAGATCGAGTTCGGGAAGTTCCCGCACAATACAGCGGCTCCGGTGTTCACCCCGGCCAACACGATCGACTTCTCCGATCTCATCGACGAGATCACCTACTCTGCCGAAGGCTTCGCGAGCACCTACAACCAGACGCAGGTGAAATTCAGCGACCGAGAAAGGTCGTTCAAAGACAGCGCAGTCAACAGCGTATCTGGGTGGAACATCGCAGTGACCGGTGAGCCTCGCACCGCCAAGATTGACCGCCCGTGGATCACGCGACGCCAGCAGGCCAGCGATCACGCAGCGGAGTGGCAGAAGATTTACTCAGAGCCAAAGGTCAGTGGGAGCCTCGTGGTCCGATCAGAAAAGGCGGAGACAATCCTACCCGGAGATCTATTCCTACTCACGCACGACGATCTCTCGGTGTCGATGGTCTGCCGGTGCATGGGCAAGGACATTGCCCAGCCTCCAGCGGGTCGCGTCACGATCCGATTCGAAACTGACAGAGCCTCGTCCGGTCTACCTTACCAGCCGACACCAGCAGCAAGCTCCGGCATCGAGTATCCGGACGCTGAACAGATTACGCTCTACCAGTTCTTCCAGCCTCCAGCAGGAATGATCGAAGGCGCTGAGACCTATTCTCTTTGCGCTTTAATGGCCCGCACAAGCGCTTTGACGACCGGGGCCACGGTCTACCTTCAGCAGGAGGACAAGTCGGCCTTCTACGAG